CGGCGATGACGGAATTAACCCTTGCTGTACCTGTTACATCAAGTTTGTATGCAGGGCTGCTATTGCCAATACCCAGACCTGTGCTGGTGAGGCGCATTTGTTCGGCAGAATTTGAATAAAACAAAACGGGGTCATTGCTCAACGTACCCAAAAGCACAGTGTTTGCACTAGAAATACCAGCGTAAAACTCTTGAGTTCCGTTGCTCCAACGTCCATAAATGTTTGAGCCTGCTGCGCCCGCAACATGCAACTTTTGAGTAGCTGTTGCAACACCAATTCCAAAATTAGTACCGTCAAACGTCAACGCACTACCAGTAGTCACTACCTTAGAGCCGTTGAGATAGGCTACACCGTTGGCTGTACCGCCAGAAAGGGTTACTGCACCAGCTAAAGTTAAACCATTAGCCAGCATTGTGCTAGTCACAGTACCCGTGTCACCAGTAGTCACCAAAGTACCGGCAACGGCTGGCACGTTCAAGTTAAAAGTCGATGCTGTATTAGGGCCGACAAGATTAACCTGACCGCCCAAAGTTGCTTGGAATACTAAATTGCCCATGATTTTTCCTTATGGTGCGATAATTAATTGGCTAACTGTTAAAGCGCCAGTTGAAGGGTTAAATTTCAGCTTTGTTGATGAAACTGTTTGCGGCAAATTTCCAGTCGTGTTACTTACAAAAGTAGGGTAAAACGTGGCGTTTGTCGTTGTGTCATCCGTTACAGCAGTATTTGTGGCGTTTGTTGCTGATATTGAACTAGTCGCTGTGCTTGCATTACCTGTCAAAGCGCCCACAAAAGTAGTTGATGTGACAGAAACCAAACCAGCAATGGTCGTTGCAGAGGCTCCTAAGCTGATTGCCGTAGAGCCAACAGTGATGCTTGAATTGGTTAGTGCTGAATTAGGAATACTGGTTAAACCAGCACCAGAACCGCTAAACTGAGTAGCCGTCAAAACGCCCGTAGAAGGGTTGAATTGATACTTGGTACTGCTAGTATATTCAGTCGTCAAATTACCGCTTGTAGCGGCTGCAAACAGCGGGTAACGGGTAGCATTTGTGGTCGTGTCGTCAGTTACGGTAGCGTAAGCAGTTGGAGTTGTCCAAGTTGGTACGCTAGAACCGTTAGAAGTTAAGACCTGACCGCTTGTTCCGTTAGCGATAAAGCCAGTAGCCCCAACGCCTGTTTGGTAATGAAGTTGACTAGCAGCACCACCGGCAATGTTTGTCGCCGTAGTAGCCGTAGTAGCCGAGCCAACAGACAAAGTGGATTGGGCCACATATTGCGGAGCCGTAGCGCCTGCGGTCAATACATAATTTGTAGTGCCAAGGCCAAGAAAACTTGTTGCGCCTGCGCCTGCTTGAAAAGCCAAACCACCAGCACTACCGCCGCCAATATTAGTTGCAGTAGTTGCCAAAGTAGCATTAGCCACTGCGCCACTAACAATGCTACCAAGGATTGACGTTAGCCAGCTTGGGTTTGAATAAGAGCCTGTTGAATACAGACCATTCGTCACCGTGGCTGCGTTACCCGTAACGCTAATGCCCCATGTACCACTTGCGTTTGTGCCAGTGATAGAAGGAGCGCCAATGGTGTTGTATGAGATTGTTTGAGCAGCAGAGCCATCAAACGTAAGGCCAGAAGCACCGCCAGCACCGCCGTTATTGAAAGTGGCAGCGTTAGCTACTTTGTTAGCCGATACAGCTGTGGTCGCCGTGGTCGCTGTCGTAGCGGTTGCAGCGGTTGTTGCCGTGGCTGCGTTGCCATTAATTGAGCCGTGAATTACGTTGGAAACGGTCAGATCGGTGGAACTGAGAGTTGTAAACACACCCGTAGAAGGCAAGATGTTGCCAATAGGTGTATTGTTTAACGAACCAATCGTAAGAGACACGCCACTAATCGAGCCGCCAGTAATATTGACGTTACTAGAATTAAGCGTGGAAAACGTTCCAGCGGCAGGCGTGACTCCGCCAATAACAGAACTATTGATAGAACTGTTTGTAATGGTTGCAAAATTAATTGTGTCGGAGCTTAAAGGAGGGGAAAAGAATTCCCCACCTGGCCCAACCAAACCAACGCATACGCCATTTTCATCAAAAATAGCTTGAACAGGAACAATGTTTGTCGTTACTGTTTCTGCTACGATGTTAGACATTCAAAATCCTTATGAATATTGAATACGAATAGCTGGAACGTTTGCGCCAACAGAGCCTGGCAATGCCGTTGTTTTTAACACTACGTTAGTGCTATTCGAATAAATCCAATATCGTGTTTGCTCACCCGCTTGACGATAAACAGCATTTGAGTAAATAACTTGTGTTTGCTGACCACTAGCCAACTGATAAGATTTGCCGGAATTTGAATTCACAACAAATCCTGCGCCAATATTCTTTTCTGCATAAACATAAACAGATTGGCCTGCACCAGTTGCTTGAGAGTTAACTACTAAAGACAACGTGTAATCACCAGCATTTGCAAAAGTAAAAATACCAGTTACTGGGTCATAAGTAATGCCACTATTCCCAGCTAGTGTTGTTGCTGGGGCAAGCAAAGCTGGAGTAGCAGTTAAAGCAATTGATGCAGATAAATCATAAGCCTCAATATGAGGTTGATTTAAAACATTACCAAAAGTGGTAGGTGGATAAAAAACGCTACCACCTGGGCCAATAAGACCTAAGCAATTACCAGCCGAGTCAAACTGCGCTTGAACTGGGACTGTTTGAACGGTAACTGTTGAAGCAACAGAGTTTTGACTCGACATGGTAATTCCTTAACTTTGGTCAGCAGTTGCTGTGATATACAAATCCGTCGTGCCGGCAGCAGGGCAGATTGCAGTCAATGTAAATGGAGTAGTTGGGCAAGCCACAACCATCGGCACTTCCATTAATGGAGGCAAAACATAATCACCAGGCGTGCCAACCGCAGGGAAAACCGCAGCGGGACAAGTAGCCAATGAAGACATTTTTACAGCACAAGGACTAGATGACACGTTCAAAAGCTGAACGTAATTCACTTGGTCGTTTGTATTATCTTCAATCAACAAAGAAGTTGAAGATGTAGCTGTCACGGCGAGTTTGTAGGTTTGACCTACGTTGCGAACAACTGAGGTTCCAGCCATGATTACACCGCCGTTGCTGGTGCTGGGCCTTCCAAGCGTGTAACTTGGACGGTATAAATACCAGTCGAAGGAATAACGCCAGAGCCGGTCAAGTTGCCAAACTGAATGGTCAATACGTTTGCAGTCAAGCAATCAGCTTCACAAACAACGATGCCAGCGATTTGCGAACCATTCAAGCCAAGCACAACAACAATATCAGTTGTTTGCAAGCCAGGCACTGAAAATGTTTGAGCAGCAGTTGTATTTGCAGCAACAGACACAGGAGCCAAAGTGGGCTGAATGTAGAAGGTTTCGTGGGAATTGCCACGGGTGATGGTCGTAGAAGACATTTGAAATTCCTTTTAAAGAATGAATATATTGTAAGTCAGAAAGAGAAAAAGCCACCCCTTTTGAGGATGGCTTTCCTTTATTTCATCTTACAGATTAGTTGTAAGTGCTGAAGTCGTAACCATAAACATAAACGTCCATGGTTGCGGCTGCGCCTTGGGCTGTACCAACGTTCACATACAGGTTTTGGCCTGCTTGAATAGCGGTAGAAGCCACAGTGCGTTGAGAAACCACTGTTGGGCCGGTCAAAGCCGACAAAGCAGCGTTAGCCACGATAGCAGTGCCGCTAGCCGAAGGAGCTGTAAACACGCCAGCGAGGGCAGTAGTCAAGCTGGTCGAGGCGTTTGTGAACACCACGTTGCTGACAGAGTAGTTTGTAGAGTTACCGATTGGCAACGCAGCTTGATCGCCGGTTGCGTTCACGTTCACGCCAGTAAACACAGCCAACAAGCGAATTGCTTGGTTAGACAGAACGTTTTGTGGGTGAATCGTTTGGGTACTTGCTGGGCCTGGATTTGCCATGATAGTTTTCCTTTAAATTATTTGAAATAACGGGGGGTTTTTAGTCCCCCCGTTAACTTAGGCTGCTACGCGGCAAGCCAACTCTGGGTAGAGTGGAGCCCAACCGTACAACACATCCAAACGAGTTGGGATGCTGTCGTTGTTGATGGTGTACTGACGCACAACACGCATAGACAAACCGATTTCTTTATCGCTTGCACGACCAGCAAAATGCACACCTTCTGGCAATTCCAGATCGGCTACTGCCAAAGTGAACGCATTCCGGTGCATGATGATGTTCTGTGGAGACACAACACCAGTGCTGTTAAAGAAAGCCACGGCAGCGGTAGTCGATGTAGTGGGGATAGACACGTTTTGGAATTGACCGGCTGTAATCACAGCAGGGCTCACCACCACAGTCATAGCACCGCTAGTACCGGTCACAGCTTGCTTCACAACAAAGTTGCGCAGCTTGTTGCTACCGTAGGCTTGGCGGTTTTGTGGGTTAACAGCGTACACACCAGCGATTTGGAACACGTCACCAGCGTTCAAAGACACTGTGTTTGTGGCTGTCAAAGTGATTGTCGAGCTAGAAGCCCAACCACTTGTCAAGAAACCAGAAGCAGCAGTGGTGCTAACAGTTGCAGTACCTGAAAAGTTACCGAATTGTTGAGACACAACGTTTTGATCAAGTTTCCAGTTCATACCACCAGAATCACGGCCCATCAAACCTTTACGGTATTGTTCGCCGATAGCTTCTTGAGGAACAAACAAACCTTTCAAGCTGTCCACAATAGTGGCAGAAGTGAAGGGCTCGACCACGCATGAACGGCGACCGTCACGAGG